TCGCTGTCTTCGTATGCATCCTCATCCATGGCATCGAAATGCTCCTCGGCGAGCATCATGTCTGCCTCCCATGAGATGCGGTCGACCTCCTCGATCGACTGGCACATTCCATCCTCCATTCCGGCGGTGGCACTGCGAGGCTCTGAGAGCCTTTTTGTAGTGCCATTTCCGCCGAACACGATAAGTTGTCCATCTTCTGCTTTGCAGCGCCTGAGATTCGCTCTAGTTCGCTCTGGCAGCTATTTCCGTAGCCTCGCGTCAACGAGCATGACCATATGAACCAGACTAGTTCTCGTGGTTCTTGAGGGCGTCGGTGAAATCGTCGGGGTCGATATCGTCTATGCTCTCGGCGTTGGGGTACTCGTCGCGGAGCTGGATTGCGGTTCCCCATACGTCCCAATCCTCGGGGTTCTGGTCGCTGTTGGTCAGGTAGTCGTTGATTGCGTTCTGGAAGTCGTTGAGGTTCATCATTGCTGGGTTCCTTTCTCTCTCTTTCCTTGCTTGCTGTAGCAAGTATACACCTATAACGTTCAGTTGCAAGTGAGAATCGAGAAGTTTTTCAAAAGAAAATGGGGCTGGTTTCCCAGCCCCATTCGCTGCTAGATGATGGCGATTATGTCGTATTCCTCTTCATCGCTTAGAAGGTAGAAGGATGCCACGCGGAGACGTGAACGCATCCCGTCGCTCATGTCTCCAACCTTGCCTTCGTAAAGGCACCTATCGCCCTCGTCCGGCCACGTGTTATAGACGATAATCGTCTGCTCGTCCCTGAGGTCATTCCACATTTTCTTTCCTTTCTCTCTATTTCCCTTCTTGCTGATACTAGTATACACCTATACACTAGGGTTGCAAGCGTGAATCGCAAAAAAGATGGAGCCTGGTTCCACGCCTCTACGCATTGTCGGCCTCCATTACCTCAAGCTGGAACTCAAGCTCATCGATGACGGCCTTGAATCCTGCGCACTCGCTGAGCGCAATTTCTGCCACCCAGTATGAGCCATCCCTTATGGCCGCTATTGCGTCATCCTCGCGGTCCTTCAGTCGGGTCTTGTAGCTGCCGATGCTGGTCTTGACGAAATCGACGTCCATGCCATACTCCCCTCAACTTGGTCCGTCCCTTGCCTAGGAATAGTATATCATATGATTGGCCCGCCATCAGCGGGAATATTGCGGTTCTCTGGGTGGATTCGCAGGTCTGGTCCGTCGAACCTCACGCCCTTGCACGTCTCGTGGATTCTGCTCACGATGGCGTCTGCCGTCTCTAGGTCACCTTCGATGGTCAGACGGTCGCTCAGGTCACCGAGATTGTACTGTGACGTGTAGATTGTCGGCCGCATCTGGTTGTACCGCTCGTCAATGAGTCGAAAGAGCCGTTCTATGGCCCACCCTGTCGGGTTGCCCTTACCTATGTCATCGAGCACGAGCAACTTGCTCACCGCCGCACGCTTGTAGGCCCTTTCCTCCTGCTCGCCCCACTGTCCCCTGAGCGATGCGAGCCAGTCTGGCACGCTCATGAACCGTGCCGACACCCATCCGTCCCGCTGCTCCCTGCGGACGTAGGCCTTCAGAATCTCACATGCCTTGGTGGTCTTTCCCGTGCCCTTCTTTCCAGTCAAGTACATGCCACCAGCGGCCTCCATGTCAATGAGCCCGTCATGGTCGGGCTTGACGTCCCAGTACCTCTTGGGTACTCCCGTTTTGTGCCACGCCCTCGTCAGGTCGGCTTGCAGCTTCCTTCGCGCCTCTTCGGACTCGTGGGCCTTCTCGCCCTCGCACCCGCACACACGGCTCTGTATCGTCCTGCCCTTGTCCCCGAACAGGCTTGGTATCTGGATGGTCGGGTACGGCTTGCCGCAATAGGGGCAAGTCCTAGAAGTTGTAGGCATCGTTGCGGCCCCTTCCCTGCTCGCGCGTGGTGCTGTGGTGGTTTCCTTCCCACGTCACGCAGCACTGCTTCCAGTTCCTGACGGGCTTGCCGTTCTTGAAGTGCCAGTCGCTCGCCTCGTAGTAGTCAAAGAATTGTCGTGCGTCGAAGTGGTAGCCCTTGGCCTCGATGTGCGCTTGGACCTCTTCGATGGTCGGTGGTACGAACGTCTTGCGCTTATTTTGTTTCTTAGTCTTTGGTACTTCAGTACTTACTTCTTCAGTATTTAATTGTGCTTGGTTTTCTACCTGTTGAGATTCTAGGGGTAGATTTTCTATGCCTTGTTTTCTAGGTGCTTGTGGTGTCTCGTGGATATCGTAAACGTATTCAATCCTGCCTGTTTCTGTCTGGTTTGGGTAGAGCTTGGTCACGGTCACGTATCCCGCGTCGGTTAGCTCTTGAAGCGCCGACTTGACCGCGCTCGTTCCCTCCTTGCAGATTGCCGCAAGCCCAGCGACGCTGTACTTCCAATCGTCGGGCAGCGAGAGAATGACGGACAGAAGCCCCTTGGCCTTGAGCGTGAGATTCTTGTCTCGAAGATGGTGGTTGCTCATGACCGTGAAGTCTTTGGTCTTGTGAACCCTAAAAACTGCCATAGATGCCCCTAAACAAAACGCCCACCCAGACTGATTGCGGCAATCTGGGCAGGCGCTCCGTTATCTGTAGTATAGCACAACGATGCCGCAATCATCGTTACTGCTTAATTATAGCCTACTTTGGCCCCATGATGCTGCGCCATGCGGCATAGGAAGCTGCTTCGATAGTCTTTATCCAAATTGCCTCGGTCATGTCGGAGTCTACTACGGCCTTTGTGCGTTCGAGAATCGTTGAGTAGACGTTTACGCCCTCTTTCAACTGCCTGTCGCTGATGCTACAATCCGTGGCCTTCTCCACCAGCCACCAAAGCCTCTCTGCGGCTTCTCTCGGGTCTTCCAGCCCGTCGATTCTGCCGTCATCGATAAGCTCCGCAATCATTCTGACCGTGGTGGAATTCTTCTGGGCGCTGGATGCGCCCTTCCTGTCAAGCTCCTCCTTGAGCGCGTTGAGGGAACTCATGACTCCTCCCCTCTCACTTTTGCCAGCTCCTGAATGTTCTCGTCCGTCATTCCGTCGAAAGGCTTGCCATTGCACACGGTAGGCCCGTAAATACGCACGAGGTTGGCAGGTCTGCCCTCACTCGTTCCAACAAGGCCGCAGAGGTAGTTCGTGTACCTCTGATACACATAATCCCAACACTCCAGTCCGTCCTCATTCACCCAGCTATGGCGGCCGAGAGTTCTACTGTCGTTGTCGTAAATGAGCATTGCGCACGTCGAGACACATTGCCCTTGTCTGTACGGGCAGTAGACATCCTTCAAATCGTAGTTGTTAATCTCTTCCATCTGTCCTCCTAAAACAAAACACCCGCCCAGTTGATGCCGCAACTGAGCAGGTGTCTGTTTGACAAAGTATAGCACATTAACGATGCGGCATCATCGTCGGCTATAGACTATAGCACATTTTCCTCAACTTGGTCTGGCGAATCCCTGAGGTAGTACCTCGCGTACCTAATCGGGTGGCCGAAGCGGTCAGTTCCCTCGCAGGTGACCGTCTCGATGTCGTACCCCGCCTTCCGAAGGTTGAAGATGATGACGCTGAGCCTCGTGGCCCCGAAGTTCTGGATGGCCTCCATGCTGCTGATGCTCGCGTGGGTCTTGAGCCAGTCAAGCACGGCCTGAGTCTTGGTCATTCCCACTCCTTAGATGTAGTTGATTCCGAACAGCTCGCGGAAGTCATCAGGTGACTTCCCGTTTCGCTCGCACCATCGCCGCTCGCAGTCTTCCTTGAAGAACTGGTCGAGCTTTCGGTCGAAGTGCACTCCGAAGTCGCTCATGTTGTGGTGCGCGGGGCACAGGTACACCCAGCACCCCTCGCGGTCCGATATCGGCCTTCGCCCGTTCCCACCGTAGATATGATGCAGGTGGACCTGCGGGCTGTGGCAGATGAAGCACTCCCGCTCTTCGCCGTAAAGGCTCCTACCCCTAGCCATCACTCGTTCCAATCTGTCGGTTCGACCCACTTCATGCGGGCTATCTCCTGCGGCGTTGCCACGTCGATTCCCTGAAGGACGCATTCCTCGCGCATGCCGTCGATGAGGCGGCTGAACTCCGAAGAGTCCATCTTCGAGCTGCCCTTGTACACCCTCACGTGCTTGAACAGCTTGCCGTTGGCCGTGCCCTTCCCGATGATTTCGTAGTACTTGAAGTACGACGATATGGGCACCTCGTCGAGCACGCTGAACACCTCGTGCACGCCGTAGTCCCTGAGCATGTTGAAGTGGACCTCATGGTCTGGCATCCGCAGCTTCGCCGCGAGCTTGTTGAGCATCACCCAGTAGTATGCGTTCTGGGTCAGGCTCCTGCGCCTCTTGACCTCCCTGACCTCGTACCGCTTGTCCGAGTCCTGATTGGCGAGCCACGCTATGCACTCGAATATCGTCCCCTGCACTCTTTGCCTCCACGCTACCAAACACGCTCTCCACTAGGCTTAGCACGTCAAAAGGGCATGTCTTCGTCGTACACTTCCGCGATTGGCGGCTGCGCGTACTGCGGAGGCTGCGCGTATCCCTGCTGAGGCTGGTATGGCTGCTGGTACCCCTGCGGCGGGTATCCCGATGGCTGCTGAGAGCCTGAATACGGGGGCGTTTGGCCGTTCGATGGGTAATTAGTCGAACCGTTGGTTTGAGGGCCGGATTCGGCCTTCTGTTGCCCCGCTAGGAACTCAACCTCGTCAACGATGACCTCAATCTTCGACCGCTTCTGGCCGTCCTTCTCCCACTGGCTCCAACGCAGCTTTCCCTCGATTGCGACCTTCATGCCTTTGGTCAGGAATCGCTGAAGGGCGTTGGCTCGGTTGCCGAACACCACACAGTCGATGAAGTTGGGGACGTCTTCCCACTCGCCCGACTGCGGGTTGCGGCGTCGGTCGTTCACCGCCACTCCGAACGAGAGAATCTGGGTGCCCGACTGGGTAGCCCGCATCTGTGGGTCGCGGGTCAGGTTGCCGCTGATGTTCACCCTGTTAATCGACATTCTCTTCCTCCTGCTCGTCGTGGACGACTACCTTGTTGCACCGCACAATGTCGCGCGTCTGCTTGATTCCAGATGGGTCGGTCCACGTGCGCTCGGACAGCGAGCCGAATACCTCGACGTCCTCGCCCTCCTGCATGAACCCCTCGAACTGGTCAACCACCGAGTCGAACGCAACGCAGTCAACGTACTTGTCACGCTTGTACCCAGCCACCGCCAGCGTGAAGTTGAACACGGGGCTTCCGCTCTTGGTGTGTCGGACTTCCGAGTCGCGCAGCACCTCGCCGCGCAGGTGCACGAAGTTGTCAGGCATCTCCATTACTGCTCCTTCCCGTATCCGTCCTCGACGTGGGTGAAGACAACCTTGCCCATATCGTCGTTCCTGATTGCCAGACCGACTATGCGGCCATCGACAACCTTTATCTTTGCCACCGAGAAATGGTCGTAGCACTGCATCTTGCCGTTCTTGCCCTGCTTGAGCGACTTGCACTTGTCGGCATAGACGAAGATTCGCGGGGCGGTGTAAAGCTCGCGCCCGATTCCCCACGTGAAGCACGCACGCTTGAAGGCGTCGCTCGCCTCGCCCTTCTGGGCCTCCATGTTCGATGGTGCCCCTGCGTTCGACTTCCAGACCCACATAGGCCCACGGTCGTAGTCGGTGAAGATTCCCACCTTGCAGAAGAGCGTGTTCTTGTGCTCGTAGTACTCGCACTGCCAGTTCTCGGCACCAACCGTCTCGTCAAGGATGCGCATGTCGCAGCGGGCGTCCTTAAAGAGAAGCAATTCGACCCCAGCATTAGTCACACGAGCGACACGTACCTCGATATCCTTCTCCGTTAGCGGTCTGAAACTAATACCCATCTCTACTCCTTCTCTGGTGGAATCCAGTCAACCATCGGCTGTCTGCCACCTCGTCTCTTTCTGTCGGTCAAAAGCTTGTAGACTATGCCCCTGCCCCTATTGTCCCTCATGGCTAGGACAGGAATCGCACCCGCCTTCTCGCAGTAGTCCATGAAGTCGTTCCACTCCTTCGGTGGCAGCTTGCCGTCTGCCTTGCACTGAATCAGGACGTCAACGTCTCGGCTCATGCAGTAGACGTCTGCTGGTGACTTCGATGCGGGTGACCGTACCGCCACGAACCCCCTTCCCCTCATGTCATCGCGGACGGCGTACTCGAACGCCCGCCCCCTGCTGTAGTTGCTCACGACTTCCTCCGCGTCCTAGTCCTTCAGCGCCTTCGCACGAGGCCTCCCGACGCTCTGCGACCCGTACCGACTGCGAATCTCGTCCATCGTGAACTCGCCCCGATGCCTGCGCTTCCAGTTCTTCGGTGCCTTGTACCACAGGTGCTTCTTCGGTGCCCAGCGCATGCCCATGGCCTTCAGGCCGTCCTTGTGCTCGCGCGTGTTGCCGCCGACCCACAGCCACGAGCCGCAGACCTCAATCTCAAGCCCGTCCATGCGAATCAGCTGCTCGATGATTTCCACGAACATGTCCGTCACATCGTCGGGCGCGTCTTGGGTCCAGTCGGTGTAGGTGCCGCCGTCAGCCGACTCGTGGATGTTGTAGTTGTGCTTGCGCAGGTAGTCCCACTCGGCGTTGACTGCCTTCATGGCCTCAAGGTCGCCGTCAGGTCGGTCTGGATGCCAGCGGAGGCACAGCCTGTGGTACTGGCGCTTGGCCTCTTCGATGGTGGTGGTGTGGTCTGCCTTGAAATACGTGAACTTCATCTCAAACTCCCGTCTACTATGTCCTGCGTAGGGCCTAGTATAGCACATTCATAGGCCCCGTTCAACCCTGTCCTAGAAGCGATGGTAGGTACTCATCTTGTACCAGTGGATAGCATTGAGGCGAAGGTGCTCGTCTGGGTCATCAAGTTTCGCCCTCTCGAAGAGGTCTCGGTGTTTGACAACCTCGTCCCACTCCTTCTTGGGGACGAAGACGAACTGCTGAGGTACGTCATCTTCGGAGACTCCTAGGTGCCTGACGTCTATCATAGCCATGTTGGCATCGTGTCCCAGCTCGTAGAGGCCGTTGCTGGTGTCCATCGGGTCCATGACACCCGCCAGCTTCGTCAGGTTCCAAGCGGTCCTCTGCGCCTTGTTGCTCTTCATGCCATACTCCCGTCTACTCTGAGGGGTTTCTTCCTCCCCTCTTGCTAACTCTAGTATAGCTTATAGCGAGCGGCAACGTCAAGCGAGAATCCGAAGAAAGTCGGATTTAGCCACCACTTGCCAGATGCTTCTCGAATATCTTGCGATACTCCGTCTCGTGGTCTTGGGCAGCTGGTCGCAAATACGGCTTCTCCTTGCTGCGGCTGGTGCCTAGCTCGACATACGGCGCGTACTCCACGTTGGTTCCGATGTAGACAGCTTCCTCGCCCATGTCGATGATATGGGTCACCGAGTTGCGCAGACGGCCAGTATCGACCGAATGGTTCTCAGTCAGCTTCTTCTTTGCGAAGCCTTCTGCCGCAAGTCCGACTTCTTCAAGTGCAGACGCAAGCGCTCTGTCCAGAGCCTCTTCGACAGTCTTGATGTTGTTCTCCCGTATGATGACGTTGTCGATGGACTCGCCCTCCATCGCGCTCATTTGAATTCGATTGCGACGGCTGTCCTTACTTGTCTTCGCCATCAGTAGTCTGCTCCTTCCTTTTCTGTGGGCCTATGTTCTGTGTTCTCAGCATTTCAATTTTGCGTTTAGGAGTTTCGGTGCTGTCATCCTTAACCTCGTCTCCCATGGTCACGATTGGACCTATGAGCTTTCCGTCCTTGTAGGCATAGAGGATGCCTGTCTCTGGGTCTCTCTTGAACTCTATCATCACGGCTCCCTTATGATTAGCTTTGTGCGGTTTAGAATGACTGTGTAGCTGCCAGACGCGCCGTGCCCCTCGGCGTTTATCGCGTCGTAGCCCATCGCGGCCGCCTTGCTGCCGTCGTCTAGGGACGCAGTGGCGAGCCTGACCTCCTCAATTGCATCTTTGTACTTGTCCCATGCCTTGCCTTGCGCTTCGATGAATGCGTCGTATCCGTCTGGGTCCTCGCGTTCCCAGCTCTTCGCCAATTTGAATGTGCTGCCTGACCTAGTGCCGCCACACTCTCGGACAACGGCTGCTGCCTCCCTGTCGGTGAGCCTCGGGTTGGCCTTTTTCACAACGCCTAGGAATGAATCCGCCTCTGCCCTTGCGAACTCCGCATCTATATCGGCATATCTGATTATCTTTGCGCTCGGGTCGAGCGTCATGGTCTCGACATACGCATGCTCAGCCCCTCTTGATTCGTTGAGGCTGATATAGTGCTGCATTTCCTCCTTTATGCCGTCGCTGACCTTGCCCATGTAATCCGCAGCGCAGTA